GAAGCGTTAGCAACAGAGAAAGATCGAAAATTAAATGGTAAGAGCAACAAATAATTTTGTTAGTTACGTAGGACACGCCGAAGAGACGATTGATGAAGATAGAGTAGATCTTCCTGAAACGAGTCTCTGGGTTGCGGTCCTATGTAGAGCTGCTTTAGATGCCTTTAGAGGACCTCCTCATCTAGATATGAGTAGGAAGGCAAACACTTCCCATAGAAATATTTATGATTTTAATAAAAATCAAGCGCGTCATTTCTTTTTAGAAGGTGGTTTTCATTTCAGAGAAGTTTGTGAAATGGCGGGAAGAAATCCTCAATACGTTAAAGAGAAAGCAAGAAAACTTATTTTAAGAGCCAATGGTTGGAATGTTGATGTGCCAATCACTTCTCATTACCGTCAAGGACCTAAACGAGGAAATAGTGGTAGGCCAAAGAAAAAACATTTAACGGGCAACGCTTACTATGCAGCAAAAGCTCAAAAGAATTTTTATTATGTTGACATGGGAAAAAAAGGTGGACGCCCTAGAATTTATAACAAGATAGAACAATGAAAGAATTTAAAGCACCCATCAAACACACAAAGATCTGCGACAATTGTCGTGGTAATGGCTACGTAACTGTGATAGACAATCAAAACCTTACTCAAGTCAAACAATGTTGGGTTTGTGAGTCAGAAGGGGAATTTAAAAATTATGATCAAGCTGAAATTGACGATTTTATTTATAATACTTATTATCGTAAGCGGTTGCAGTGAATTTGCACTCCTTATGAGTGGCTCAAGTATTGCCATAAGTCAAAATGCTTATGTGAAAGCCTATAATGGACTAGATGTTTTAACCATTATGCAGTCGGACAAAAGTATAAAGAAACATATTTATGATAAAGGAAAACAACATGTACAAACCCTTACCCGAATCGCTAACGATTAAAGAGAGTGGTATCCACGATTTAGGACTCTTTGCCAAGGAAGGCATTGCCCAAGGAACTAATTTAGGCATGAGTCATGTCGCAATTGGATCTGGAATCATTCGAACACCGATGGGAGGATTCATTAATCATTCCAACACCGCTAACGTGGTTAAGGTTGAACTTAAAATAAATGAGATGGATGATCCGCTTCTTAAAATTGCCACAAAGAAATGGAATCTTGTCACTCTCAGAGATATTAAAAAAGGAGAAGAACTTACCGTTAAGTATACGTTTTATGATATATGAAAGATAAACTATTAGCATGGATCGAAAGAATCTCGGGACAAGTTCACACCTGGGCCTGGGACAAACGATTTAAAGAAAGAGACCCTAAAGAATGGATCAAAGGATATAGAGAATGGAAAAAGAAATAAAGCCAACCGTTTACATTGCCATGCCGTGCTATGACTCGGTCAAGATCAACACGATGTTGTCGGTCATCAAACTCGTGCAGCAACTGAGTAAAAGTGGAATTGAAGTCGGAATCAATACGATGAAATCTCCTCTGATTCACCAGTCGCGAAATTATTTAACATCGATCTTTTTAACCACGAAATATCAGTACCTACTCTTCATCGATTCAGATGTCGAGTTCGAACCCGAGTCCGTTCTAAGAATGTTAGTGGCCAAGAAAGATATTATCTGTACGCCGTATCGAGTGAAGGCGCAACAACTGGATAAACATATTTACACCGTCGAGTTTAAAGATCCTAAAAATATTCCTATTATGCCAGGAGGACTGGTGGAAATTGAAGCAGGACCCACGGGTCTGATGCTCATTGATCGTGTAGTTTTTGAAAGAATTATAAAAAATCATCCTGAATTAAAAATCAAAAACGAGGCTATTCCTAATCCAGGCGACAGTCACAAGTTCTACTACAACTTCTTTGACTTTGGTTTTAACGATGGCTACAGTATGGGAGAGGATGTTTCCTTTTGCAAGTTAGCAAGAGAAAATGATTTTAAAATTTATGCGAACACTGAATCCACAACCAAGCACCACGGATCTTATGCGTGGCAAGGAAAATTTAAGGAGTCTTTAAATGGATGACCATAAAAAAATATACGACGAGTTTTTCGAGCATGCCATGCATCTCATGAACGATCATCAAAAGTCTGCTGAACTTATAGCAGGAACCATGATGGCCATTGCCCAAAGAATCTATAAAACTCAATTGAGTGATGAAGAATATAATGAAATGATGGAAGTCATTAAGGATGCACCCGTTAAACCCTACAACATCAAGAAAGTGAGGCTTAATTGAACTACCAACCCAAAGCAGGAGAAAAAGCAAGAATAGACGAGGCAGAATTTACTAGAAAACTAGAGAATCCTGTTAAGGCTAGCTATCAGCAAGATATGAAAGAACACTGGGACGTTCAAGGAACGTTAGAGGGTCAACTATCAAAGTTTGAGGTTAAAGGTTTAAAGCGATTTAATCGTAACGATGCTCAACCCCAGGACAACATGGCCTGCGTAGAGTATATCGGGATTACTGGATATCCAGGATGGGTGCAGGGAAAATCTGATTACATTGCTTTTAAAAGAATTAAATATCCTTGGCTAGTGGTGAACCGACAACAGTTATGGGAGATGGTTGAAGCCAAGTTGAAGGAAAGAAACTATTCTCCATCTATTAAACCCTGGTACGAAAAGGAAGCGTACGCGACTTATGACCGTAGCTACTTTGGTAAGAAGGATAAATTCTGTTGGGTGCCTTATGAAGATATTGAACAGATTAAGGATATAAAGAAATTAGAGAAGTGATTCCTGTTATTCGTAACGAGGATCATTACAATCAACTAAAAAAGGAGGTCACGATGGCTAAAAAGAAAAAGAAAAAAGCTAAGAAGAAGAAAACTAAAAAAAGAAAAACTAAGAAATAGTTTTCATGAAAAAGAACGACAGATATAATTATGTCCGTGTTCCAAGGTCCGATGACGAAGGAAAGAGAACGTATGACGTGAAGGGAATCCACCTCCCGAGCGTCACGACTATCCTATCACGGACCAAGGACCAGGGATTCATCAAGAGATGGAAAGCCAAGGTCGGAGAGGCTCAGGCTGAAGTGATTAAGAACATTGCTTCAAAGAGAGGAACGTCGATGCACAAGTTCATTGAAGCTTTTATTCTTGGGAGAGGCTACGAGGACTTAACGTCTTTGGGTCAACAAGCAAAGACCATGGCTGCGAAGATTATTGAGAAGGGACTCACGCCTGTGGATGAATATTATGGGAGTGAAGTGACGTTGTACTATCCTGGCCTTTATGCAGGGAGCACGGACCTGGTGTGTGTTCATAACGATATGGATACCATTATAGATTATAAACAGGCAAACCAACCCAAAAGGAAAGAATGGATTGATGATTACTATATGCAGATTGCTGCATATGCCATGGCCCACGACTATATTCATGGCTCTAGTATTGAACAAGGGATCATAATGGTATGTACTCCTGACCTATATTTGCAAGAATTCAGGTTTCAAGGGGCTGAATTACGTTCGTGGAAACACAAGTTTTTGAAAAGATTAGATGCCTACTATGAATTAACAAGAGACTACAAAGAAGAAGCACAAATTGATACAAGAGAACTACTAGCAGAATTTGAAGAGAACAAAATTAAGGAGGACAAATGAGAGAAGCAGGCACAATAAGAGAAAGAATCTTTAATGCGCTAATCCAGAAGTATAAGGCAGAGGGGGAAGTAGCATTGGTAAGGATTGACGCTCTTCTAAGAGGGGATGTTGTACCAGGTCACGATGATGTGACTGGCGATATTGATAAATTACTGGCTAAACTGGCGTTCGCTGAAGAAAAGATGGCAACATTGAGGCAACACTATGGCACAAACTAGGCATAAATGTGTCAACAATAAGGCACAACGTTTTACACATAGTACTGAATCCCATGAAAAAACTTTTATGAAATTTTTTTTTCAAATAGAGCGTAAAACGTCGAAATGAACGATTATCGTTGGTATATATAGCTGAATGTACGACGTTTTACAGAAATGTAAAACGTATAAAACGTCGTAAAGTTAAAAAAGTGAGCACTGGCGTACAGCTAATCGCTCGAAGACGACATTTTAGGCATTTATTTTTAAAAATCTGTGATATTTAGTACTATATGAGACGGAAAAAATCAAAGTACAAATACGTTGCCATCAATAAGAAGAGATATTATTTCTTCAAAATAGTGTGGATTGATATTACAGGTGATGCGGGCCATGCCACTAGAGAAGAATTTGATAAGTTTGAGTGTGCTAGAATGGTATCGTTTGCTTATGTGTATAAGAAAACTCGTAAAGGGTTGTGGACATTTGCTAGCTTCGATGAGAAGGAGGAAGTCTTTTCGGATAGAAATGTATTTCCAGTCGGATGTATTATAAAGATGGAGAAATTAAATGTGGAATCCAGATAATATATATTTTATTGGGATGGTGGTGTTTCTTCTTGGTTGTCTTTACTTTTTAACTTTGATTCCTCATTAGATGTCGGATTGGCAGCAGTATTTTCTGGTTCTTTTTCTTTTGTCTCTTTTTTGGTTTTTAATGGTTTTTGGTCCAACTTTGCAGCTTCGGGGGTAACGTTTAAAATTGGTGCGTAATCGTCTAAAATTTGTTTCATTTTGTTTTCTAGTTCTAGCTCTGACATATCTTCTAGTTTCCCATGTTTTATTATTTTTCGTTCTATGTATAGTCCTCCTGCTTTGCCTCGATTCGTCTCAGCGTTTACAGCAGCAGAAAAAGAATTCTTCTTTAGGGCTGCCTCACGCAGACGAGCTAGTTCAGCCAGGTGAGTGTCATAAGTGATTTGGTGTTTCTTAATTCTTTCTTCTCGTAGAGATCCAACGTATTGTACTACTAGCGGACTGAGTCTAGGGTTCATGAGTTCTGATCCTTCTTGTCTAGATCTAGCTTTGCTGTAGCCAGCAGCGATGGCTGCTTCGGACTGAGTCATAGGTCCATCTACTCCACCGAAGACTACGAACTCGGCGAATCTCATTTGCATATCAGTTAATCTTTTAGGAACACCCATATTGACAATTTAAGGTAACATTGATAAAAAGTCAATATGAAGAAAGAAAAAGATGAAGGAGAAGAACAAGACAACCCAACACTTTGGGAAATAGCTAAAGAGCATAATGTTAGTTATGCTGATGCTGTTCCAATTCAGGAAGACATGCGTTTGAAGAGAAACGCCATGAAAGAAGCTTGCATTATTGGTGAAATGAGAAAGGACAGAACACCTTTAGCTAACATGAAGAAAAGAGCTCAAGAAGCTGAAGGAGAGTTGAGTATTATGAAAGGAATCGAGACGAATCGTGTGAAGGAAGCCCAAGCGAGATGTAATCAGTTGCAAGATAAGCTGGACAGATGTAAGAAAGAAAATAATGATTTGTTTAGTAGGATTGCCGATTCACTTGAAGTCAACGAGTCACACCAAAAACTTAATGGAAAGTTACAAGAAAGATTGACAGAGTTGGAAGAAGAGAATAAGAAGATGCACGACACTCAGGAAAAAAGAATACATAATATGAGAAAGTCAGGAATGTAATGCTGGTCAAAGACCTACAACAATTTTTATCTAAATTTACTGAAGCAGATGCAACAGGCACGAAGCAGGGAAATGCTATTTCGAATGCAGTTATTTTTGTTGAACTAAATGGTCACCTTCATGAAATTAGAAGAATGGAAGTGCATGAACATTCTGTTCCAATTATAGGTCACAAAGGTCATACTGCTCATAGATTAGTTATGAAAACTATAAAAGATTCTCCACTTATTATGCCAACGAAGCTTAAAGATGACTACTGATGTCACCCCAAAAAACTCATGGGTCCAGAAGCTAAATTATATAAAAAACTTAATACCAAAACCCCTAGAATTATCTGGACACGTATTGAAAACCTTAGCTTACTTGGGTGCCCTGATCTATTGGGGTATACTAATTCTGGGCACTTTTTCACTCTTGAATTAAAAGTTACTTCGGGTAATAAACTCAAATTTTCTCCACACCAAATTGCGTTCCATGTAGCGCATCCACACAATACATTTATCTTAGCCGAGGCCCTCGGTCCGAGGCTCGTGAAACTTTTTCCAGGGTCCATGGTTCAGGAACTAGTAAGGGAAGGTTTTAAGCTTGGGGCTTGTAGCTCGGGGCTTGGGGCTTGCGCCTCTTACTTGGATTCGCTTGGTGCTTGAGGCCTGTTAGGCTTGGAGCTTGGCGCCCGCCACCAGGTTTCCCTGGTGTAGGAAATATTTCAAGTTGGCACAATGTTTTAAAAGCCAGTTGAGATACCGCGGGCATAATATTAGTGCTTCGGGTATGTGACATGTTTTACATCTCTAGACCAGCAGCGTCGACAGTCGCGGCATTGGTTGCCTTGCTTCGATGCAGGACAGTCTCCGCCTGAGTCCACAACCGTGGACCAATGAGTCCAGGCGTTGCCTGGGGCTGTGTTATTTTTTGCATTGCTTAATCTTATTACTAAATTCTTAGGGTATGAGCCCATCGGCAAGTACTTGCGCTCCTGAGTGGGCAGCCAGTGCATGGTGCCTGGTGTGTTATTACAAACTTCAAAAATTTTTTTAAGATGATCGACGCCTTGCAGGTCCCCTGAGTCGTGCCAGCGGAAGTGCTTCTTGCCCTTCACTAGTACTGTCATAGCTTCAGTCCAGCGCGGGTGACTCAGTGATGCTAGCCTGTGCTGTAGTGCATTTTTTACATTTGGAAAATTATATCGTCCTTTAAAAGCATAACATTTATGGCATGGCGTGCCTTCAATCTCGCGCAGCTTCGCGCCAGTCTGGCATGCCGCAGCTGGTAGGTTATATGAGCCCTCAGGCATCTTGCCTGGTGCGCTCAGTCCTCCAGTTATTTCTTTCGCTTCTTTCTTTAACATTCTATTTTATATCAAATAAATTTGGCCATATTGTGGCGCTTGCGGCTTGGAGCTTGGGGCCTTGGTTCGTGGAGGCTTGGAGCTTGCAGCTTGTCGCCATTGATCCTGATCCGTGGGCCATGCTTAGCCCAGCCGTTGCTCATGATCTTGAGCTCGAGCGCGATGGTTGCCAGCTGCGGGCCTGATGCATGGCTAACTTCTATTGTGAATTTTTTCATTAATCGAAAAAATTTCCCTTCTCCCATTTGTGGGTATTGGCTGGCATTCCTTCTTCAGGACCGAACCAGGCGCCATCTCCCAGCGGGAGCTCAGCGTTGGCCTCTTCCATGTCTTTGAATTCGTAAGTTTTGCCTTCAAATATAAATTTCATGTTTTTATTTTACCTTTTAATTGTGTTTGTTTCAGGGCGCTTGAAGCTTGGAGCTTGAGGCTTGCAGCTTCCTGCTTCTTTTTATTTTTTTTTTTCAACTTTAAGTTGAATCGGGCCCTCTCTGCAGTGGGCCCAAAATTCCAAACGATGCTCATCAGTCTAAGAGCACCATATATTCTTTAGCAAAATACTGACGGAAGAAATTTATTCCGTTACGTACGAGTTGCCAGTCGTCCTGGTGCTCACTGAAGCCAGGCTGTTGCTTAGTCGCTGAGTCTTTACGCTCAGCCTTCAGATTCAATTCAATAGTTTTATCATATATCACCGCCGCGAATTCTGGCAGTTGTATCGACTGGCCACTGAATGGGTTCTGTCTGGTTACCAGTTCAGTACTTGTTTCACCTGCCGTTAAATCATATGGCAGTTTTAGTTTTTTGTTTTTATAGTTTATTTCTTTCATAATATTCATCCTACAATATCCTTTAGTCCTTGTCAAGCTTGCAGCTTGGAGCTTGTGGCTTGTGGGCCGTGGGCCCACCCTCCCACTTTAGAATCATTCTAAAGTGGCCAAGTGTAGAATCTAGTAAACATATATATTTAGAACTCAACGCTCTAATGGTGCTTTTACCAGGACTGCAAGTATTCACCTACTTTATTCAGATCTTACTTGCCCACACTTGACACCCATACTATAACATAATATCCTATAGTAGCCAAGTAACAAAATGTTACCAAATGTTACAGGTAGTTTAGAATCATTCTAAAGTGGCCAAGCAGGTGAAGATTTGACAATGTACATCACTTGCTTAATAGACTAGACCCACTTGACCCCAGATCCCCCACACTATCTCAGAGACAGCGTTAATAGGTTACCAAACCTAAAGGGATCAGGGCTCAAGTTTAAATGTCGAACAAAAATAATATTGCTAGTCCGACAAAAAATAACATTGGATAGAATAAAATGCTATCTACTATCATTTTAATAAACTTCCTAATAAGTTTTCTAGACTTGTTGCGACATCCTTAGACATTTGTTCTGTCTTACTGTCGTAGTGAAAGTCTTTTAAAATTGATCTCAACTCTTTTATTATCTCTTCTTTATTCATACTGTCATTTATAATCCTATTGACACTCATGTCAATAGGGTATAAAACTTTATTTTTAACAATTAACAGAAAGGTATCAATGGCTAGACTAAGACTAAATCAAGAGTATCGCAACAAGATTTCAAATCGTATGCGTGTAGGTCTTGAACAAGAGAACACACAAGAGAAAGAGGCATTTTTTAAAGCAAGAGAAGAAATGAAACCTTTGCAAGATGAAACTTGGAACTTGGCAAAACAAATTGTAAGCCGACACTATACACCAGAAGATATTAAGATGGCTTATCATTTACAAAACAAGTTTGAGAACGTGGACACTATTGCGAAAGATAGTTGTTTCCATTTTGGTTATCATGGTCAAGTAGAAGATCGTGATGAAAATGATATAGTAGTTATGAAAGATAAATACGTTGAAAGTCATTTTGATTTTAAACTTGATGGCAATATCAATGGAACTGAAAGTAATAAGCAAAGTGATTTCGCTAATGCCATGTATCGTGATGAACTCAAAGGTCGAGAGGGTTGCAATCCAGATATAAACATTGAGCAGAAAGATAATCAATCTAATCCACATTGGACTAAAATTACTGACGCAAACGAAAAATATATTGGTACTAGCGGTGGGAATGGTAATCAAACATCGTTCGCGAAAGAGTGGAATAATGATTATGTCCTCGATTTAATTGGTCGAGAATATTGTCGTGATCGTTCTATTGCTTGTAGCGAAAAAGAATATCAAATCTTAATGGTATGGCAACAAGCGAAAGGTCAATTAATCATGGCGCATGAAAAATGGATAACAAGCGTTTTAGGTCAAGTGAGTAAGATTAAGACTTGGTTAAAATCTTGGAAATATTTAGACGAGGCATTGGACTTTGCGAAGAAAGCAAACTGCCCTATTGACGAGGCAGAAATTATTAGATGTAATTCTACTGGGCTTGCAATCTTTAATCCTCAGAACTGTGCTGACTATCTTGAAAGCATGAAGAATAAAAATGTATCAAGAGCCGATAAACTATTGGCATTGAAGAAATACAACGAAGAACAAGCAAAACAATAGAGTTGACAGTAGTGGGATAATAGTCCATTATCCCACTATATGAACAATCAACAAAAGGACAGTATGCAAACGAAAGAAATACTACAATTCGTAGAAGATAATGACACGTTCCTAATTACTTACTATGCTAAAAAGTATAGCAAGATAATCACACGTAAAGGAACATGGACAAAACCAAACACAGATATAAAAGGCAAACACATTGTTATCAATGATGATGATTGTTTTTTCTATTGGGATATAAATGCTGAGCCAAATAAGAATGGCAATCAATGGAGAAGAGCAACCAACCCAACAAGATGTGAGGTAGCTTAATGACTAAAGAACTACTTGGAATACTAAAGAAACTAAAACAATATACTGAAATTCAATCTAAAAGAATTGATTTATTAAACAAAAGATTGAAACAGTTAGAGGACAAAAAGAAATGAGCGAACTTAAATATTGCCAAGGTCCAAAGTGTCATACCTATGACACTAAGGACAGGAAGAAAGGACCGAAAGATAATAAGAGGAATGAAACAAGAAGAAGATCATCGATGTATTATGGCAAAGGAAACTTTTGCTCATTGGGTTGTTATAATGATTGGGCAGAAGTATTTAGTGATCGCGCGATAGATCACTTCGGTCGAGTAACTCAGCCTAAAGTATTGACGCAAGATAATGCATGGAGCAAGAACTATGATTGGAATAGAGATAACAATCATAGACATTATGTCTATAACTATTTGACCGAGGAACGCAGACCAATAACAGAACAACAATACAATGATGATAACATCATTACCGAGGATGGCAGACTAGCCATCTAGCATACCAACGCG